GGCGGTGGTACAGGCGTTGCACCTGTTGTAACAGTCGAGGCTGAGGCAGGCGCAGTACAAAACACAGGTATGGAAACTGCCTACCTATCAGGAACTGTAAATAAGTATTCAGGTATGAACACGATCAGCATCGAATTGCTAGAACGTTCAGACCCTAACTTCTATGCAGAACTAACTAACCAGCTACAAAATGCTTACCTAAAGACACTAGATACAACAGTATTAGCTGCGATGGTTACAGCAGGTACTGTTGCAACTACTGCACAAGCTGCTACATCTGCAGGCATCATTGGTTACGCATCAGAAGCTGCTCGCCTTGTATATGAGGCAACTGGTTACTACGCACAGAACTACGTTGCTAATGGATCCCAATGGCAATTATTAATGGGCGCATCGGATACCACCGGGCGACCAATTTACTCAGCATCTCAGCCAATGAACGCAGGCGGCTTAACTCAACCTGGTTCAATTCGCGGTAACGTGCTTGGCCTAGATCTATATGTCGATAAGAACTTTGCAGCAACCACAACTGTAGATGACTCAGCAATTATCCTTGCACCAGAAGCATTTACTGTTTACCAATCACCACAGGCATATATGTCTGTAAATGTTGTAAGCAACCTACAGGTACAGGTAGCGATCTATGGCTACATGGCAACAATCGCCAAAATGCCTAAGGGAATTATCCGTTACAACTTCACCTAAGAAATAACCCTAATAGTCGGTGGGCGATTAGCCCTTTCGCCCACCGACCCCTACTAAGTAAGGAGTATCCGATGCCAGCTAGTTACGTTACCGTAGCCGAGCTACGTGCCAATTTAGGTATCGGTTCTCTTTACTCAGATAGTACGGTCGAGGAGTGTTGCCAAGCTGCACAGGATCAAATTAACAGTTTCCTTTGGTTTGATTCTGCGCCAGTCGTGGGGACTGCATTGGTAAGCAACGTTGCCACCGTAATGTTGGCCAACCCCGGTTTATTTACCGTTGGAGAATCGGTGACTATTGCCGGGGCTGGCTCTACATTTAACGGCACTTACACAATTACTGCCACGTTGCCATTTAGCACAGGCACTACAAATTTATTGCCAGCATTTAATATGCAACTAAATTATTACCAGCAACCACAGGGTTATAGTTTTATTCAGTTTGCTAAGACTGCAGCCGATCAAAACTTTAGGCGCGTAGTGCCATCAGGCTCAGCTCTAGGCGCAGATACAAAGACTGCTACCTACGTCAATACGGCAAGCGTTCGCCAAGCTGCGATGATTTTGGCCGTTGATATTTGGCAGGCTCGCCAGGTATCCCAGACTGGCGGCGTAGGATTAGATGGCTTTAGCCCTAGCCCTTACCGCATGGGCAACAGCATGATAGGCAAAATAAGAGGCTTATTAGCCCCGTACATCTCACCGAATAGCATGGTGGGATAAATGCCTACGGCGGCTATTACAACCCTGCGTAGCACCATCGCAACGGCTTTAACCAATAACGGCGTATGGTCGGTATTCGCATACCCACCTGCAACCATCTTGGCTAACAGCTGCGTAGTAATCCCAGCCGATCCATATCTAACGCCAAGCAATAACAGTTATATAACTATCTCGCCTATGGCTAATTTTAAGATTCTGCTAACCGTGCCAATGTTTGATAACCAGGGCAACCTGCAGGGCATTGAGGATTTTATCGTTGCAGCCTATACAAAACTAGCTGCATCAAATCTTGTATTTAATATATCTAGCGTTAGCGCGCCTGGCGTATTAAATGCTGATAGCGGCGATCTATTAACCGCCGAATTTAATATATCCATACTAACGAGCTGGAGTTAAACCATGTCATATACAGATGAGGATATTGCCTTTTTAATTAAAATTGGGCAGATCGAAGCAGCACCAGTAAAAGAAACAAAAACCAAAGCACCCGTAACCGAGAAAATCGAGGAATAAACAAATGGCCGTATATTTAAATAATACAGTCGTTGTAACTCTTAACTCAGTAGCACTTACTGATCATGTTACATCGGCAACAATTAACCGCGTGTTCGATGAACTCGAAGTAACTGCTATGGGCGATACAGCTCATAAGTTCGTTAAGGGTTTAGAGGCAAGCACAATCACTTTAGATTTCCTAAGCGATACAGCTGCAGCAAACGTAAACGCAACCCTTCAGGCTGCATGGGGTACAACAGTACCTATTACGCTAAAGCAGACAAGCGCAGCAGTATCTGCGACTAATCCGCTATACAGCACTACAATCCTAGTTAATAACACTACCGATATTAACGGCGCAGTAGCAGACATCGCTACACAATCAATTACATTTACTTGTAATTCACCAATCGTAATTACAACTAGCTGATAAAAACCAAAGGGGCTAACAAATGGCAAAGTTAAAGATCACAAAGGCTGATGGTTCAATATCTGATCACCAGATAACTCCATCGATCGAATACGCGTTCGAGTTATATGCGAAAAAAGGTTTTCATAAAGCCTTTCGCGATGACGAGAAGCAGTCAGATGTTTATTGGTTGGCGTGGGAGTGTTTAAGAGCTGCAGGCGAAACCGTGCCAATGTTCGGTGCACCGTTCTTAGCAACACTTAAAAAGGTTGAGGTTCTGGATGATGACCCGGAACTATAGGGCGTGACTCGTTTACTTACTTGATCGCACGGATCAGTTTGGAAACGGGTATCGCGCCCAATGATTTACTAGCACTAGATAGCAGGATGTTTAAGACTTTATTGCAGGCGATGAAAGACCGAAATAAGGAGATGCGAGATGCCAGTAACGGTAAAAGGCGGCATTGAACTTCGTAAAGCCTTAAAGAAATTTACACCTGATCTTGCTAAAGAAACACAAAGAGAAATGGCTGTATTGCTTAAACCTATTACAGCTAAGGCTCGTGGCTTTATTCCATCCGAAGCACCGCTATCAGGATGGGGCAAGGTATCGCCTGATGCTAGATGGTACTGGAACGGCCGTGCGGCCAAAAAAGGCGTAGGTTACAAAACAACGCCAAGCAAGGCCAATCGCGAAGGTTTTAGATCATTAGCTCGTATTCAAAATGCATCCATGTCTGGTGCAATTTATGAAACTGCTGGGCGAAAAACCTTGGGCGGCAACTTTAGCCCACGTTTACCAGGTTCATTAACTGGCGATCGCAAGATGAAAGGCCGCGCAATTTTTCGTGCATGGTCAGAGGATAAAGGCAAGACTAATGCGGCTGTTATTAAAGCAATAGAAAACTCACGCGATAAATTTTATGAAGCTGTGGGGCGCAACTAATGGCACAAGAAGCATCGGTAAGAATTGATTTAGCCGCCGAATTCACAGGCAAAAAGGCATTTAAGCAAGCCGATACAGCCACAGAGAAATTAACTAAAGGTGTAAAAAAATTAGGTGGGGCTTTAGGTTTAGCCTTTGGTACAGCTGCGGTAGTTAATTTTAGCAAGCAAGCCGTTAAAGCCTTTGCTCAAGATGAGGCTGCAGCGGTTCGATTAACTCGCGCAGTAGAGAATTTAGGCATTGGCTTTGCTAATCCTGCGATCTCTAAGTACATTTCAGAGCTAGAACGATCAGCCGCGATTGCAGATGATATTTTGAGGCCAGCGTTTCAGGGGCTATTGACCACTACGGGATCGCTTACAAAGTCACAAGAACTTCTAAATAACGCCATAACAATTAGCCGCGCATCGGGCATTGACTTGGCCACGGTATCTACAGACCTTGCTCGTGGTTATGTTGGTATTACTAAAGGCTTAAAGAAATACAACACAGGACTAACAACAGCTGAAATTAGTTCAAAATCTTTTGCTGAGGTTCTAGGTGTGATCCTTACTCGATCTGCCGGGGCTGCCGATGATTACCTACAAACCACGCAATACCGTATGGATACTCTTTCCATCGCTACAGGTAACGCCTCGGAGATCATTGGAGGCGGCTTAGTAAACGCCTTCGCCCGTATCGGTGGCGGTACAGAGGCCAGCGATGCAGCTAATGCCATCGAGGATATTGCCGAGGCTATAGCCTTTACTACCGAACAAGTCGGTGCATTATTAGGTGTTATTCCAAACTTAATCGGTGTGCTTAAAGATTTACCTAAAAACGTTTTAGGTGGTGTTGCTGGCTTATCTCCAAACTTACGGCCAGTAACAACACCACCACCTGCAAAACCGAAGCCAACTCCAACCGAATTAAGTATATTAAAACAGCAAAAGTTACTAGCCAAGTTAGAGGCAGATGCGTTAAAACGCCAAAAGGCTCTTTTAGCATTACAGAAAAAACAAAGCGATGCAGCTAAGAAAGCGGCTGCTGATAAAGCAAGACTAGATAAAGCAGCTGCTGTATTTGAACTTCAAAAGATTCAGATAGCCGCTGCGCTAAAAGGCAAGATAAGCGATGAGGAACGTACTCGTTTATTACTTATGCAGGCTATCGAGGAAGGTAACGCAGATAAGGCCGAGGATTTAGCCAAAAAATTAGAAAAAATTCAAGAGCAAAATGCTAAGATTGCTGCCGATCTATTAGCAATAGGTAAGGCTAAAGATCCGTTTGCTACATGGGCTGGCAGTTTATCTTTAGCGTTGGAAGCACTGAGTAAACTGGGCTTGGGCATGTCTGCCATTAATGGCATTTTGGTTCCTGGTGTTGATTACAATCCTGGTCAAAATCCAGATCGTAACTATGATGCGAAAGTAGCCGCGGCAACAGCCGCCGCCGAGAAAGCCGCCGCCGAGAAAGCCGCCGCCGAAGCTGCTGCCAATGCCGCCGCTGCCCTTGCTGCTGCTGGTGAGAAAGCCGCCGCTGACAAGGCTGCCGCCGCTGCTGCCGCTGCTGCTGCCGCTGCTGCCCTTGCTGGTGGTGCTGGTATAACTTTTAATCCAGGTCAAAATCAAGATCGTAATTATGATGCTAAGCGTGCTGCCGAAGCTGCCGCAGCTGCCGCTGCTGGTGCTTTAGCTGCAGCACCTACTAATACTTCATCTGGTGCTGGTATGACTTTTAATCCTAGTCAGAGCAGAGATAGAAATGTCGATAGTGGTAACACACAAATTACTATCAATATCGAAGGCAACGTATTAGATGGTGATGACTTTACCGAAAAGGTAAACGATGCATTACTAAATGCCAATAGGCAAGGTTTGCCGCGTACAGCTGCTGGATTCTTAGTGGATGCCGGATAATGACAGTCCCAGTTATAAACGCAACTATAAATTTTAGTACAGGTGCAGCCTTTGCTCAGGCATTTATTATTGGCGAAGGCATATTCGGTACTAACGTATTGGCAGACTCAGCTGCAGTCATCGTAGATGTAAGTAACGTAGTAGATACCGTAAATATCAAGCGCGGCCGCAATCCGCAAGCCGATGAATTTCAGACTGGCACAATGACCTTGCGCATCGTAGATCAGTTAGGCGCGTTCAACAGCCAGAACCCGAGCAGCCCCTATTTTGGCTTACTTGATCCAATGCGTAAAGTATCTATATCGGCTACTTATGGCGGCATTACCTATCCGATGTTCTCAGGGTTTATTACCAGCTATACGACCACTACTCCTAAAAACGCTAACGATGTTGTCTATACAACCATCCAAGCCGTAGATGCCCTAAGACTGGCTCAAAATGCCCAGATCGCTACTGTTACAGGTGCAACTGCTGGCGATTTAAGTGGCACAAGAATTGACCAGATCCTTGACCAGATTGCTTGGCCAGAATCTATGCGCGATGTTGATCCAGGTTTAACCACTATGCAGGCAGACCCCGGCACAGCTCGTACATCCCTAGCCGCATTACAAACTGTTACAAATAGTGAGTACGGCGCGTTCTACGTTGATGCATCTGGATCTTTCGTATTCCAAGATCGATCAGTAACTACGGCAAGCATCGGCGGTACGCCTACCGTGTTTAACGATAACGGCACAGATATTGGCTATTTCAATGCTGTCTGGCGTTTAGATGACACCCTTGTATTTAACCAAGCTAATGTGACCCGTACAGGTGGCACAGTCCAAAACGCTACTAACGCAGCTAGTGTAGAAAAATATTTTGCTCATACTTACAATATCCAGAACTTGCTTATGCAGACTGATGCCGAAGCCCTGGACTATGCCCGTGCCTACGTTGCCAGCCGTGCTGAAACCAGCGTTAGATGCGATGCGATTGAATTAGACCTATACACAGATAATTACAATAACGGCATAATTGCAGCTTTAGACTTAGATTTTTTTGACCCGGTAACTATTACTACTAACCAACCCGGTGCATCTACCCTTACAAAGACTTTACAAGTTTTCGGCGTGGCACACAGCGTTACCCCGAATAAATGGCGCACTACCTTTACTACACTTGAACCTGTGATCGATGGGTTTATTATTGGTAATGCTAACTATGGAGTTTTGGGCGTAAATGTACTTTCATACTAAGGAGAAATAAATGGCAACAGGATTCCCAGCAGTAACGGGTGAGGTAATGACTGCAGGCATGTTTAACGGCCTAGTGGCATTTACCCTTAATGCTCAGACAGGCACTACCTACACAGCGGTATCGACCGATCAATATCAGGTGCTAGTAACCATGTCTAACGCATCGGCTAACGCGTTTAAGATCCCTACTAATGCATCTGTGGCTTTTGCTGTGGGTACAGTAATTACAGTTATGAATATTGGCGCAGGTACTTGCACGATCTCAGCTGTAACTAGCGGTACAACTACTGTATTAAGCGCAGGCGGTACTGCAGCATCTCCAACACTAGGGCAGTATAAATCAGCAGCTTGTATCAAAACTGGCACAGATGCTTGGTACGTCGTAGGGGCTATTGCATAATGTTAAATACTATTGTTGGAATTCAAAGTGTTGCAGCCAAACCCGTAGTAACGGGTGGCACTTTAACCAGCGATGCTACTTACTTTTATCGTACTTTTACTGCTAATGGTGATTTAGTTGTATCAGGCGCAACTTTATCGTGCGATGTTCTAACTATTGCAGGTGGTGGCTCAGGCGGCGGCGGTCTTGCTGGTGGCGGTGGCGCGGGTGGATTAAAACAAACTGCAAAATCTTTGACACCCGGTACTTATGCACAAGTTATTGGTGCAGGTGGAGTAGCTTCTGTCGCTGGTTTTAATCGAGGAACTAACGGTGGTGCAACTACTGGCTTTAGTATTTCGACAACTGGCGGCGGTGCAGGTGCGAGTGCGAACTCTGGGCAAACTGCTGCAACAGGCGGCTCAGGTGGCGGCGGCGAAGCTGCGACAAACCAAACAGGTGCTGCTGGTACAAGCGGTGAAGGCTATGCAGGCGGTAACGGCTACTTTACTGGCATTAACAATGTTGGTGCAGGTGGTGGCGGTGGATCAGGATCAGCAGGTGTATCTGCAACTAGCGGTACTGGCTCAGCTGGTCAAAATGGCGGCAGCGGCACAACAGTATTTGGAACTGCCTATGCAGGTGGCGGCGGCGGTGGCGGCCGTACTGCTGGTGGAACTGGCCAAGCTGGTGGCGGTAATGGTGGTATAGATTCAACAGATAATGCAACTGCCGGTACTGCTAATACAGGTGGTGGCGGCGGTGGCGGCGGCGGTTATGTATCTGGACAATATGGCAAAAATGGCGGCTCGGGTAGAGTCGTAGTTCGTTACTTGAAAGCGGATGTGTAATTATGGCTCATTGGGCAGAAATAGATGAAAACAATATTGTGCTGCGTGTGACTGTTGGCGATAATAATGAGGCCGATGAAGGGTATGCATGGTTAATAAAAAACCTTGGCGGTACATGGGTTAAAACCAGCTATAACGGTAATATTCGTAAAAATTTTGCAGGCGAAGGTTATACGTACGATCCAGTACGCGATGCATTTATAGAACCTAAACCTGATAACGCTACAGGCTTTGATGAAACTACATGCCGATGGATAGTGCCAAATGACGGCAATCAGTTATAACGGCTGGCCAGCCTCTAAAGAGGTTGAGTCGATCCGTATCAAGTCTTACGCAATCAAGGGTACAAAGATCAAGCTGCGTTGCGCCTATTTTGCTGCGCCTTTATTGGTTGCCTTTGCTGAGCAGTTTAATGAACTGATCGAGCCGATCGATGGCGGCACGTTAGACGATTGGGGCTATTGCTACCGAGATGTTAGAGGCGTACCGGGCAAGTTAAGCAATCACAGCAGCGGCACTGCTATTGATCTCAATGCAACTAAGCACCCGTTAGGTAAGGCTGGCACTTTCCCAGCTGAAAAGATCCCAATGATCCAAGCATTGACTAAAAAGTACGGCCTCAACTGGG